CTGTCAGGCCCCCGCCGAAAGGCCAACAATGTGACCGGGCGTGATGTCATCACGCTGGACCTGGACAACATCCCACCGGGCGGCACGGAGGATGTCCTGCGCCGTGTTGAGGGGCTGAGCTGCGGCTATTGCATCTATTCCACCCGTAAGCACAGCCCGGCGGCACCCCGCCTGCGTGTTCTGCTGCCGCTGGACCGCACGGCCTCAGCGGATGAATATGAGCCCATCGCCCGCAAGATGGCGGAGTACATAGGCCTGGAGCTCTGTGACCCCACCACTTTTGAGGTGTCCCGTTTGATGTACTGGCCAAGCTGCTGCTCAGACAGCCAATACATCTATGTGTGGAAAGACAAGCCCCTGCTGTCCGTCAAGGGCCTGCTGGGCCAGTATGAGGACTGGCGTGACTGCACCCTCTGGCCCCAGGTGCCCGGCTCCCAAAACCTGCCCACTAAGCTGGCAGTCAAGCAGGGTGACCCGGAGGCCAAAAACGGTGTTGTGGGCGCTTTCTGCCGCACCTATGACATCTACCGTGCCATGGATGAGCTCATCCCTGGCATGTATGAGCCGGTGGAGAGTATGCCGGGCCGCTACACCTACCTGGGCGGCTCCACAACCGGCGGCGCTGTCATCTATGACAGCGGCAAGTTTCTCTATTCCCACCACGCCACTGACCCGTGCAGCGGCAAGCTGGTGAACGCCTTTGACCTGGTGCGCCTGCATCGCTTTGGAGACAAGGACGATGAGGCCCAGCCGGGCACCCCCACCAACCGCCTGCCCTCCTACCGTGCCATGTGCGAACTGGCCACGCAAGACCCCGATGTGTCCGCCCTGATGAGCCAGGAGCGCTACCAGGAGGCCGTCAAGGACTTTGAGGGCGTGGAGGCCACCAACGATGCAGAGCCCGCCAACTGGATGGACCGGCTGGAGATTAACAGCCAGACCGGCCTCCCCAAGGCCACCATTGATAATGTCTGGATTATTCTTGAGAATGACCCGCTGCTCAAGGGCAAGTTTGCCCTCAACCAGTTTGCGGGCCGTGGTGAGGTGCTGGATGCGCTCCCCTGGAACGCCTCCACCAAGCGCCGCCTCTGGGATGACAATGACAACAATGGCCTCTACTGGTACATGGAAAAGGTCCACCACATCACCGGCAACGGCAAGATTGACGGGGCGCTCTCCCTCCACACCACACAGCACGCTTTCAACGAGGTCCAGGACTACCTCCAGAGCCTCAAGTGGGATGGCGTGCCCCGCCTGGACACCCTTTTCATTGACTACCTGGGGGCGGAGGACAGCCCCTACACCAGAGCGGTGACCCGCAAGGCTTTCACCGCCGCCGTAACCCGTGCCATGGTGCCCGGCAGCAAGTATGACAACATGCTCATCCTGGCTGGGCCCCAAGGCATTGGCAAGAGCACCCTGCTGGATAAGATGAGCCGGGGCTGGTTTAATGACAGCATCCGCACCTTTGAGGGCAAGGAGGCCTCTGAACTTTTGCAGGGGGTCTGGCTGGTGGAGATCGGTGAGCTGGACGCTTTCCGCAAGACGGATGTGGCGTGCATCAAGCAGTTTCTCTCCCTGCGCTCTGACCGTTTCCGTGCGGCCTATGGCCGCCATGTCAAGGAGTTGCCCCGGTGCTGTGTGTTCTTCGGCACCACCAACACCGCTGACTACCTGCGGGACCGCACCGGCAACCGGCGTTTCTGGCCGGTGGATGTGGGTCTGGCCCCGGCGGTCAAAAGCGTTTGGACTGATCTGCCCGGAGAAATTGACCAGCTCTGGGCTGAGGCCATGGTCCGCTGGCAGACGGGAGAGCCGCTTTTCCTCAAAGGGGAAATTGAGGCTGCCGCCAAGGAGGCGCAGGAGGCCCACCGTGAGGTCAACACCCGTGAGGGCATCATCCTGGACTTTCTGGAGCGCCCGGTGCCGGAGGACTGGCAGAACTGGCCGCTTGACCGCCGCCGGATGTTCTGGGGCGGCGCTGTGCAGGGAGATGTCAAGCTGGTGCCCCGTGACCGTGTGTGTGCTCTGGAGGTCTGGTGTGAGGCTCTGGACGGCAAGCAGCGGGATATGAGGTACAGCGACACGGCAGAAATCAACAGCATTATTGAGGCCAGCGACTTGTGGAAAAGGGCCAAAGGCTCCCTGCGCTTTGGCTACTGCGGCAAGCAGCGAGGCTTTCAAAAGGTGCGGTTTTGACCCGGAACATTGCCCGGAACATTTGGGATTTTCGAATGTTCCAATGTTCCGGGCAGGTGGAACATGTTCCGGGCAATGTTCCGGCAAATGTTCCGGGCAAAACCCTTGTGCCGTAAGGCTTTTGGGCTAAGTGGAACATTGGAACATTCATTTTCTATATTAGGGTAAAAGAGAGGATTTAGAGAGAATAGAGAAAAATAAAACTCTCTAAACCGCCTGTTTGCGCTACATATACGCGCGAATGTTCCACTGTTCCGAAAGGAGGAAATCCATGAAAGAAAGCTATATTGAGAGCTACCTTGTTCGCAAGGTGAAAGAGCACGGTGGCCTCTGCTATAAGTTTGTGTCACCCGGAAACCCCGGCGTGCCTGATCGGCTGATAATCACCCCCACCGGCAAGACCATCTTTGTTGAACTGAAAACGGAGGTGGGCAGGCTGGCCAAAGTCCAGAAATGGCAGCGGAGTGAGATGGAGAAACGGGGGGCGGACTGCCGGGTGCTGTTTGGGATGGACGCAGTAAAGGACTTTTTGAGGGAGGTTTTCCCCGCATGAAATATGTGCCACATGACTACCAGGCCTATTGCATCCAGCGTGTAGTTGAGGACCCTGCCGTTGGGCTGTTTCTCCGTCCCGGCCTTGGAAAAACGGTCATCACTCTGTCAGCGGTCAATATTCTCAAGTATTTCCGCTGGCAGGTGCAAAAGGTCCTGGTAGTGGCTCCCAAAAAGGTGGCAGAGGCCACCTGGAGCAAGGAGGCAGCCAAGTGGGACCACCTCCAGCACCTCCGCACCTCTGTGGTGCTGGGCAGCGCCACCAAGCGCATCAAGGCCCTCAACACTCCGGCGGACATCTATGTCATCAACCGGGAAAATGTGGAGTGGCTGGTGGACTACTACAAACAAGCCTGGCCCTTTGACATGGTGGTGCTTGATGAGAGCACCAGCTTTAAGAACAGCCAGAGCAAGCGCTGGAAAGCTATGAGGCGGGTGCGGCGTTTCATCAAGCGGATGGTCCTGCTGACCGGCACGCCGTCCTCTAAGGGCCTCATTGACCTGTGGGCACAAGTTTACCTGCTGGACTGCGGAGAGCGCCTGGGGCAATCCCTGAGCGCCTACCGTGAGCGTTATTTTGACCCTGACCAGCGGAGCCGCACACAGATTTTTTCCTACAAGGCCAAAGACGGTGCGGAGAGCGCTGTGTTGGATGCCATTTCTGACATCTGCATCTCCATGAAAGCGGAGGACTACCTGGAGCTGCCGGACTTCATCCAGCATGAGGTGCCGGTGCTGCTGGATGCCAAAGCCCGCCGGGCCTATGACCAGTTTGAGCGTGACCTGCTGCTGGAGGTGGACGAGGATGTCATCACCGCCGCCTCTGCCGCCGTTCTTGTGGGAAAACTCCTGCAAATGTGCAACGGTGCTGTGTATAGCAATGATGGTCACATCGTGCCGGTCCATGACTGCAAGCTGGAGGCCTATCTGGAGCTGCTGGAGCAGTTGAACGGAGAGCACTGCCTGACTTTCTACGGCTACCAGCATGACCGTGACCGCATCCTGGAGGCGCTGAAAAAGCACCGCAAGGACCTCCGGGTGAGGGTCTACAAAACCGTGGAGGATGAGGAGGCCTGGAACAATGGAGAGGTTGATGTGCTGCTGGTGCATCCGGCCTCCTGTGCCTACGGCCTCAACCTCCAGGCAGGCGGCCAGCATGTGGTGTGGTACGGCCTCAACTGGTCCTTTGAGCTGAATGACCAGGGCAACTGCCGCTTATACCGGCAGGGCTCCCCTTATGACAAGGTTTTCGTCCACTATCTTGTGGTGCAGGGCTGCCAGGATGAGGATGTCATGGCTACGGTGCGAGATCGCCAGGACACCCATGAGGCCGTCATGTCCGCACTCAAGGCCAGAATTAAGCGAGTAAAGGAGAGCGCAAAATGAGCGATAATCTGAATATTAAACTGCTGAAACAGCACGCCGCCATCCTGGAAACGGCCCTCCAGACCGTCAACAATGTTTCCAAGAGCATCACGGAGGAGGCAGCGGCCCTGGATGCGGAGCTTGCCCCCGTCCAGGATGCCACGGATGCGCTGGTGGCCTGCGAGAGGGCCCAGGAGCGTGCCCGCTTTGCTGAGGCGAAACTGAACAAGGCCGTGGCGGACCTGCGCTTTGTCATGGCCGGTGGTGACCCTTGCCGGGTGTGTGCCGTCAAGTGCACCTTTGGTGAGGGCAACTGCAAACCCGTGTGGCGTGGAGAGGCTGGTGCTGATTTGTGACTTTGAAAGAACTGTCCCAGCTTTACTACCTCAACCGGGAGATCGAGATGGACAAAAAGCGCCTCCTTGAGCTGGAGGCCAGGGCGGTGTCCTGTTCGTCAGATCTGTCCGGGATGCCCAGGAGCCCTGGCGTGGGGGACCGTGTTGGCCGCTATGCGGCGGAGATCGTGGACCTCAAGGGCATCATTGAGGCCAAACTCCAGCAGTGCATCTATGAGCGCAACCGTTTGGAGAGGTATATCACCACCATTGAGGACAGCCTCCTCCGGCAGGTTTTCACATATCGCTTTGTGAATGGACTGCCGTGGCAGCAGGTGGCCGCATGTATCGGCGGGAGTAACACTGCTGACGGCGTGCGGATGATGTGCAACAGGTACATCAAGGCCACGGAGCCGGAAACAGATGACGGCACAGAGGTCCAACTGTAACTTGTTCGTTCTGTTCGGTGTTTCTGTGGTACACTATATCCTGCGGGTAGTGCCTCAAGATGATGCAATACCTCCTTGGTTGAACAGCGGCAAGGTGACGGATGATGAAACCCAGACCCTTGCCGCTGTTTCATTCTAACGATTTTTTAGAGCCGTCCGATGAGGGCGGCTTTTACTATGTGATGGGGTGGTGAGATGGCAAAGCTGACTGAAAAGCAAAAGCGATTTGTGCAGGAATACCTTGTGGACCTCAATGCCACGGCGGCTGCCAAGCGTGCCGGATATAGCGAAAAAAGCGCCTCCCGGATAGCCGTGGAACTACTCAATAAAACTCAAGTTTCTGCCGAAATCCAAAAGCAGCAGGCCAAGCGTCAAAAGCGGGTGGAAATCACCCAGGAAAAAGTGCTTGAGGAGCTGGCTGCAATCGCCTTTGCCAACGGTGCTGACTTCGCCACCGTCAACCAAAATGGCATTGTCCGCATCACCCCCACCTCTGAGCTGCCGGAGGAAAAGCGCAAGGCCATTGCCTCCATCAAGGAGGGGCAATATGGCACGGAGGTCAAGGTGCACGATAAGGTCAAGGCCCTGGAGCTGCTGGCCAAGCACCTGGGCATGTTCGACAGCAAGAACGGTGGCAGCGAGGCCCCAGAGAATAACATCTTTGAGGTCATTGACCAAAGCACCAGAGAGGAGATAGGCACGGATGAAATACCAGAGATTGAGCACCCGGCAAAACCTGGCCATGACCTGGTGGAATAGGCCCGGCTTTGAGGTCTATGACGGCATCATCTGTGACGGCTCCATCCGCTCCGGCAAGACAGTGGCCATGACGGTGGGCTTTATCATGTGGGCCATGACCCGCTTTGACGGCTGCAATTTTGCCATCTGCGGCAAGACCATTGAGAGCCTGCGCCGCAATGTGACAAGCAATCTGCCCGTCTGGCTGGCGGGCGTTTTCTCTTTCAAGGAGCACCGCACTGAAAACAAGATCGTGGTGAGCGCCAACGGCAAGAGTAACAGCTTTTACCTGTTCGGCGGCAAGGACGAAAGCAGCGCCGCACTCATCCAGGGCATCACGCTGGCGGGCATCCTGCTGGATGAGGTGGCCCTGATGCCGGAGAGCTTTGTCAACCAGGCCACGGCCCGCTGCTCTGTTGAGGGGGCCAAGCTGTGGTTTAACTGCAACCCGGAGGGCCCCAGCCATTGGTTTTATACCAAGTGGGTGCTGGAGGCCAGCAGGCGGAAAATGCTGCACCTCCATTTCACCATGGATGACAACCTCAGCCTCTCCGCCTCAGTCAAGGCAAGGTATGAGAGCCTTTACTCTGGCGTTTTCTATGATCGCTTTATCCGGGGCCTGTGGGTGGTGGCGGAGGGGCTTATTTACACGATGTTCAACAAGGACTTTCATGTTGTGCCCAGCGTCCCCAGGCCCTATGAAAAGTATGTGATGTCCTGCGACTACGGCACCATCAACCCCACCAGCATTGGCCTCTGGGGCAAGGCTGGCGGCAAGTGGTACAGGATGCGGGAGTATTACTATGACAGCCGCAAGGAGGGCCGCCAGCGCACCGATGAGGAGCACTACACGGAGCTGGAACACCTGGCTGATGGCCTGCATGTGTCCGCCGTCATCGTGGACCCATCGGCGGCCTCGTTCATTGAGGTCATCCGCCGCCATGACCGCTACCGTGTAGAAAAAGCCTCCAACTCCGTGCTGGACGGCATCCGCAATGTGGCCACCCGGCTCCAGAGCGGTGACATCTTTTTCTGTGACTGCTGCACGGACTGCATCCGTGAGTTTGGGATGTATCGCTGGGATGAAAAAGCCCAGATGGACCGTCCCATCAAAGAAAATGACCATAGCATGGACGATGTGCGCTACTTCGTGCACCGTGTCTATGCGCCTGATTTGATTAGCTTTAAGTGAGGTTTTACTGTGCGAGTTTCTGTGTTGGGTGTGCAATATGCCGTGGAATATCGGACAAGGGCCCAAGACCCTGAGCTTGAGGCAGCAGATTGTGATGGCTACTGTGACACCAGCATCAAGTTATGCGTGGCCCGTAAATATACGGCGGCAGAGCGAAAAGAGCCCGGCAGCAAGAAATGTCTGGATGACTACATGCGTAAGTGCATGAGGCATGAACTGGTCCACGCTTTTCTTTATGAGAGCGGCCTGAGCATCAATAGCCTCTCACCGTCTGGCTGGGCCTCTAATGAGGAAATGACGGACTGGATGGCTATACAAGGGCCGAAACTTTATGATGCTTGGAAACAGGCAAAATGTTTGTGAGGTGAGAAACCAATGGTGACACTCAATCTGAGGGATGACTGCAATGGCCGTGTGGCCACCAATTTCAAACGGGGCATGACGGACAAGCGCTTTCTGGAGCTTGAAATCACCGCATGGCTCACCAGCCCGGAGCGCAAAAAGCAGCTTGAGGGTGAGGCCTACTATGACGGCTACCAGGATGTGACCCACCGGGAACGCCTGGCGCTGGATGAGGACGGCAAGCCCATTGTGCTCAAGAACTTGCCCAACAACCGGCTGGTCAACAACCTCTATTCCAAGATGGTGGACCAAAAAACCAACTACTCCTTTGGCCGTCCGCTGTCCTTTGACACCGAAAACAAGGAGTATGCCAAGGCCCTGGGGGCTCTGTTCGGGGCCCGTTTTCTGCGTACTATGCACAATGTTGGTGAGGGCGCATGGATTGGCGGAAAGTCCTGGCTCTATCCATACTACGAAAACGGGGAACTGGCTTTCCGGCGCTTTCCTGCTGATGAGGTCCTGCCATTCTGGGCGGACGCTGACCACACCATCCTGGACGCTGCTGTCCATGTCTATGTGGTGCAGGAATACGATGAGGCCGAACACGCCAAGGATGTGGTCAAGGTAGAGGTCATGCACGGCGGCGGTGTGGACTGTTTCATCCGCACGGATGATGGCGTGCTGGAGCCGGACAGCTTTGCCTACTCCGGCCCCTATATCATCACCCGGCAGGACGATGAAACCGGCAAAGTGGAGGGCTACAACTGGGAGCGCATCCCGTTGGTGTGCTTTAAGAGCTCCCACCATGAAATCCCACTCCTCTCCAAGGTCAAGTGCCTCCAGGATGCCTACAACAACATCCTGAGCAACTTTGCCAACCAGATGGAGGAGGACATACACACCACCATCCTGGTCATCAAGAACTATGACGGTGAGGACCTGGGCACATTCCGCCGCAACCTGGCCACCTATGGTGCCATCAAGGTGCGGTCCTATGAGGGGGCTGAGGGCGGCGTGGACACTCTGGAAATATCCGTCAACGCTGAAAACTACAAGACCCTGTTGGCCCTGCTCAAGGATGCCATCATTGAGAACGCCAGAGGCTATGATGCCAAGGATGACCGCATGAGCGGTGACCCAAACCAAATGAACATTCAGAGCATGTACTCTGACATTGACCTGGATGCCAATGGCATTGAAATGGAGTTTCAGGCCAGCATGGAGGAGCTGCTTTGGTTTGTCAACAAGCACCTGGCCAACACCGGCGGCAGGAGCTTTGAGGGTGAGGATGTCACGGTCATCTTTGACCGGGATGTGCTCATCAACGAAACGGAGGCCATCAACAACTGCAAGAACTCCGTGGGCATCCTCTCTGATGAAACCATCGTCAAGATGCACCCCTGGGTCACTGACCCGGAGCAGGAGCTCCAGCGCATCAAGGATGAGAAAGAGGAGGCCATGCAGGCTGACCCCTACCAGGCCGCTTTTCTGGCCAACCGCAACCAGCCGCCGGTGAATGGTGACGAGGGTGGTGGCGATGGCAAGACAGACTAACGCCGCCTACTGGGCCCAGCGCATGAAAAACATGGAGGATGCGCTGCTGGACCAGTCCTACTCCTATGTGGAAAACCTTGAAAAGCAGTTTGCCACCGCCCAAGCTGAGATTGAGCGGCAGATGGCCCGCTGGTATCAGCGCTTTGCCACCAACAACGAGATTGACCTGGCAGAGGCCAAGCGGCTGCTCAATTCCAAGGAGCTCAAGGAGTTTCACTGGACCGTGGCTGAGTACATCGCCTATGGTGAGCAAAACGCCATTGATGGTGCCTGGATGAAACAGCTTGAGAACGCCAGCGCCAGGGTGCACATCTCCCGGCTGGAGGCTCTAAAGCTCCAGCTCCAGCAGCAAGCAGAGGTCCTATACTCCAACCAACTGGACTATGTGGATGCCGCCGCCCGCAAGATGTATGAGGGCAGCTACTATCACACGGCCTTTGAACTGCAAAAGGGGCTGGGCGTGGGCTGGACCATGCAGGCCATCAATGAGGAAACTATCACCAAGGTGCTCTCCCGCCCCTGGACCATGGACAACCAGACTTTCCGTGATCGGTGCTGGACAAACAAGCAGAGCCTTGTGAACAGCGTCAACACCCAGCTCACGCAAATGGTCATCCGGGGCGAGGCCCCGGACCGTGCCATTTCTGCCATCTCCAAGCAGTTTGATGTGTCCAGGGCAAAGGCTGGCCGCCTGGTGATGACGGAAAGCGCCTATTTCTCCAGCGCCGGGCAAAAGGACTGCTACACGGCCCTGGATGTGGAGCGCTACAAAATCGTGGCCTCCTTTGACAAGGACACATGCAGCTTGTGTGCCGACATGGACGGCAAGGTTTTCAAGATGTCAGAGTACCAGGTGGGGCTCACCGCTCCACCGTTTCATCCGTGGTGCCGGTGCTGCACTTGCCCCTACTTTGAGGACGTGGACGGCATGGGTGAACGCTATGCCCGTGACGCTGTGACGGGTGAGCGCTTCAAGGTGCCCGGCAACATGACCTATGACCAATGGAAAGCCCAGCAGGATGCTCTCCATGGTCAAGGAACTGTTGATAAGATGCAGAAAATCAGCTATAATGAAACCGCTGACAGAGCCCAGTTTGAAAAGTACAAGGAGCGCCTGGGTGTGGATGCACCCCACTATTTCAAGGACTTCCAAGCCTTGAAATATGACCGTGCTGCCGAATACAAGGACCTGGCTGGGCTCTATTCCTACAAGGGCCGTGTGCCGGAGGCCTCCAAGGCTGACTACAAGGCCTATAAGGCCGTAAAAGCAACCGGCGTGATTGGCACCGTTCGTGTGCCGCCGGAAACTATTGATGCGGACATCCTCACTTTCAACGATGCCCACGCCGCACGCCACGGCTGCACGCTGGACGATGCCAAGGGCTATGTAAGAGCCGCCAAGTGCACCGTGCGGCGCAAGCGCTGGGATGGTGTGAGCATCAACTGCTATTCTCTTGACGGTGCGGCATATATTGATGCTGATACCATGAAAGTCAAGACGGCATTTTCCGAAAAAGACTTTGATCCGACAACCAAGGCCATTGCGGAGGTATTCAGATGAACACAGTTTTTTGCCCTGTTACGGGTGGGCAAGTTGATGGGACCACTTGCCTGGAAATTGTCCTTGTGGCAGACCATGAGGCAAAGCCCTCTATTCTGCCCAATGGAATCACATGGAGTGAGGAGCAGCGTGAGCGGTGCCTCAAGTGCCCCTACCATGCTGATCTGGAGAGCTCCGAGGAGTAACCCCTTTTTGATGTTAAAAGCATCGTGCTGAAAATGCACGGTGCTTTTTTCATACCCAAATACCGCTGGCCCAGCGGACTACAAGATGGGCACTGCAACACCGGGACTGGCCGGATAAAAAGGACAGCAGACATGCAAGGAGGTAACAATCATGTTGGAATGGCTGAAAACCGTATTGGGGGATGCGTACACCCCCGAAATTGACACGGCAGTTTCTCAGGAGATCGGCAAGGGCTTTGTGGCCCGCACCGACTTCAACACAAAAACTGCCAAGGTCACAGAGCTGGAAACCGAGGTCAAGCAGCTCCGTGAGGGTATCAAGACCCGTGACACTCAGCTCTCCGAGCTGAAAAAGTCCGCCGGTGACAATGCCGAACTGCAAAAGCAGATCGACACGCTCACCCAGCAGAACAAGGACCAGAAAGCCGCCTATGATAAGGAGCTGGCCACGGTCAAGCTGACTGCTGCGGTGGATGCGGAGCTCACCGCTGCCGGGTCCAAGAACAACATCGCCGTCCGTGCGATGCTGGCGGACTTCCTCAAGGATGCCAAGGTGGTGGATGGCAAGGTCACCTCTAAGGAGAACGGCGAAACCGTCACCCTGGGGGCCAAGGTCGAGGCGATGAAAAAGGACGCTGCTACTGACTTTATGTTTGGAGATGCGCCCAAGTATAGCGGCTGGAAACCCGGCGAGAACGGGGACGGGGGCAAGCCCGGCAGCACCAAAAAGCTGTCTGAGATGTCCTACTCCGAGCTGACCGAGTACATGGCCAAAAACCCTGACGCAAAGCTGGAATAACCCCAACAACACAATCATTTCAAGAAAGGAAGTATTGAATTATGCCTAACGCTAAGTTTGACGCAAAATCTTTCAACCCTGAGGCTTTCAAGTACATCATGGACCGCATCCCCCGCACCCGCCTCAACGAAATCCGCAAGTCCAAGGTCCTGGTGGGCAACCCGGACATCCGTGCGGTGCTGGGCACCCAGAACGGCACCGGCTATGCCCGTGTGGCCGTGCGTGGCCTGCTGGACGGTGAGGCCGTGAACTATGACGGCCAGACTGACATCACCGCCACCTCCACCAAGACCTTTGAGCAGGGTGTGGTGGTCATTGGCCGTGCCAAGGCGTGGGTGGAAAAGGACTTCTCCTTTGACATCACCGGCGGCGTGGACTTTATGAACAATGTGGCCCAGCAGGTGGCGGACTACTGGCAGGACATTGACCAGGACACCATCCTGGCGGTCCTCAAGGGCGTTTTCTCCATGACCGGCGGCAAGAGCGGTGAGTTTGTCACCAAGCACACCTACTCTATCAACGGCAACCTGGAGGCCTCCACCCTCAACAGTGCAACTGCCCAGGCCTGCGGTGACCACAAGAAAAAGTTTGCCATGATTTTCATGCACTCTGTTCCGGCCACCAACCTGGAAAACCTCAACCTGCTCACCGCCCTCAAGTACACCGATAAGGACGGCGTGACCCGTGACCTGACCCTCTACACCTGGAACGGCAAGCTGGTCATTGTGGATGATGGGATGCCTGTTGAGGCTGTTGCCGCCACCTACAAGCTGACCTCTGACACCGCCCTGGTGCCCGGCAAGACCTACTACACCAAGAGCGGCACCAAGTACAACGCTGTGGCCTCCCCCAGCGTGGACAACATTGCCACCTATTATGAGGTGGATGTCCCTGCCGGTGAGGAATACACCAGCTATGTCCTGGGTGAGGGCTCCATCAACTTTGAGGACCTGGGTGCTAAGGTGCCCTATGAGATGTCCCGTGACCCCGCCAAGAACGGCGGCCAGGACACCCTCTACACCCGCCAGCGCAAGGTGTTTGCCCCCAAGGGCATCTCCTACGAAAAGACCAGCCAGACCACCCTCTCCCCCACGGATGCGGAGCTGTCCGATGGTGCCAACTGGGCTCTGGTCCACTCTGGTGAGGCCACTGAGAGCCAGCGCTCCTACATCAACCACAAGGTTATCCCCATCGCCCGCATCAAGTCCAGAGGCTAAACCATGACCGTGTATGAGGCCGTGGTGTCCCGGCTGGCCATGCTGGGCTACACCGTCACGGACAATGACGAAACCGGCCTCAATTTCCTCATAGACAAGTGTGAAAAGGACATCCTGGCAGACATCAATCAAAGGGTGCTGCCGGATGGCCTTTTCTATGTCCATGTGGATATGGTGGCCGGGCAATTCCTCTATGATAAGAAAGCCGCCGGTGGTCTGGACGGGCTGGAGGGCTTTGACTTCTCCGCCCCGGCCAAGAGCATCACGGAGGGTGATGTGGCCATCACCTTTGCTGGAGCCAGTGATGGAGCCAGCAGCGCTGAGGCCCGCTTTGATGCCCTGCTTGCAGGGCTCATGCGCCCGCCTGAGAGTACGCTGGCGGCTTTTCGGAGGATGAGATGGTAGTGGGGAGCCCCGCCCACAAAAAGGCCGTGCAGAGCCTCTGGGTGGGCAAAGCGACCATCACCGTGCTGGACGGGGTGC